GTGAGGAATACGTGCAGATTGCTCCTCTGGAGCCATTTTCTGCCACCAGTCATATTGCTCGACCCTCGCCCTCCATTCGTCTCTCTTGCCTTCTTCCATAGGATAGAGGCGTCCTCGCCCTGCGGTTAAACTTTCAAACACTCTACTCGCCATATCTACTCTCCAAATTTTACGGTAACTTGCTGCCGACCAGCAGCTTTTTCAAAATCTTCAAGTGGAAGTTTTCGCTTAGAAAGCTCATCCTCTCCACCTAAAGCCTCGAAAGCTTTCTTAAAATCAAACTGTGCTTTTTTATTTATCACTTGCACTCGCGTCTCACCGTCGGTGACAGAGCGATCAAACTCAGCCGCGATCAATCTTTTTAGCCTGTCTTTTTCGGTATTGAGTAGTGTGATTGTTGTCAGCTCAGCGGCTACTGACGCCTGCACCTGCTGAAGTTTGATCATTGTCTGAGTCAGTAATTCAAAATCTGGATGGGTAACTGTCTCGTAGTCAGGTGCAACTGGATCTAGATGCTTCGACCTTCTTTCGGGATTATTGTATTCAGCCATCAGGTATTCATGCCATTCGATATACAGATCGATTCGAGGCACTCTAGAACTCGAAGGGACTGGTAAAAGAGATCCGTCCAGCGGTTCGTGTAACCATTTTTTATTGCGATGAACACGCTCAACATTCACTTTAGGCTCTGAAACCTCATCGACTGCGAGATAACAAATAAAATCGATCCATTGCAAATCGCAGACTTCCATTACCATATGTACCTGAGCTAGATACATTGCTTTTTTTGCATCAAAAACTGAATAAGGATGCTTGGTGAATCTAGGGTAGGGACACTTAATTTCAATCCCGCCAACAAGACCTTCGTCGGTTGCCACCAATCCATCTGGTGAAGCACCCAGAAACTCATATTGAGGATGATTTACAAAGTCGGTTTCGATGACTTCACAATTAAATTCATTCTCGTACCAGCGCTGAGCAACCGATTCCATTTTCATTCCATGCTCAACTGCTGGAACCATTTTGAATTCAGATTCTGCACCAGCCAGCTCTCTGACCATCGTGCGAATCAGATCATCGCTTGAGCGGTATTGATTGACACCATCCAATACTCCTACTGCTGTGCCGCCAAATCGTCCGACTCTTTGAGCGAGCCATTCAGCTGATCCTTGTTCGACTGCGCTCATGCTTTCCAGCCCCTGTCTTTACAAAGTGCTTTCCACGCTTCGTCAATTTCATCTTGAGTGACTTGTTTTGACTTAACGTAAGTGGCTACTTTTGCCTTCAATTTGACCGCATCAGCACGATTTTTGGAGTCCAAAACATCTTTCCAAAGCAGCTCAAATTTAGTCGGCTCTTTTTGTTTTGCACTGGTAATCGCTCGAACCTGATTAGTCCAGTCTTTATGTCTGTTAATTTCATGACGAGGCAGAGCATTTTTAAGCGCCTCCTTATCTTTTTCTTCTTTCAGGAGTGCTTCTGCATAACGGTCAGGGTTTTCCCACAAATCAAATCCCAACCCAAAAGCTGCCATTGCCTGAACCCTGCATCGCTGCTTGGAATTGTGGATGTCGGACGCAGAAGGATTGAGCGAGTCAGTATGACCTTTTCCGTAAACCGGCCTTGAGGTATGCACTGTGTGTTTACCGATTGTCATCGATAGCTGGACTTCAGCGCTCCCATTGTTGAAATAATGCACTTCGCGTCCATTTGGATCAGCCAAAAATACCCACGTATATTCTGGAAAATTATCCATCATGATGGAGTGTGCGTCATGAATCGACAGGTAAGGCAAACGCATATTTTCGTTTGATGGATTGCCGTCCATTAACCCACCATCCATGTGCTTCACCCTGTCTGTGATATCGATGGTGCTAAGACAATCCCATATTTCTTTCTTGGTTAGCTCTCCCATTTCGCTCCCCTTTTATTAGCCTAAAGGCATAACTTTATATCAACTTACATTATCAATTATCCATAATTAAATAGTAATTGCAAGATGTAATAGCTATTTTAAATATTAAATATCAATAAAGAATGAGACGCAATATCAATAATGGCAAAATAAAAAAAGCAGAAAATCCCAACTAAACTATGGGATCTCCGCTCTTATATTTTTATGAGTTTAACTAGCGTCTTTTGTAAATGAGAAGTTTTCTGCTGGGCGGGTCTTGAGTTGTGTAGATTTTTTTGCGAAAAGTGGGGCCATTCTTTCAATGTACTCATCGCCTTCGATTGGATCGTTATAACATTCGGCAATCAATAGTGAGAATTGATTCATGTTGAGATCCAAATCTTTTGCTTGCGTCGCTGAAATAACTTTCTCAACAGCGGTGATCAGTCGCTCAGGATTTAATTTGTCGAATGGTCTTGGATTTCCTGTCGCCCAAAAATATAGATCAACGTCGTAGGTATCACAAAATTTGATCATTACTTGCGGATTTCTTGGGAGAGATCCTTGCATCCACGAACTGACCGTGGCAGGCGTTACTCCAATCTTTTTGCTTATCTGTGTTGCCGCTCCATGCACCGGCAAGTTCAGTCGTTTCAAAAATCGATGAAACCGTTCTGATCTTTCGGCCTTAGCAGCAGCTGTTTCATGGTCGATATCAACGACCATCTTTTGTTCTTCTTCCATCTCCTTGTTCTCCATGTAAAAAAAATTGGGACTAACCCCTACATAGAGAGCAAGCGTTTAAGGTATCCGCCTACAATTTGAATCCACACACCAAACCAAAGTGTTCCACAACTCTTTCTAGAGCCGCCGGACTGAGCAAATTTTCGGTTCGGGTTTAAAGAAAATTTAATCATTATATATAGAAAACTATTTATCAACATTAGAAATGGGGAGTCTAGACTAAACTTTTAAATATGGCAACAAAAACAGAACATCTCCATCCAAATATGTTACACATTCGATTTATATAGTGCATATTAGAATTTTTATTTAAGTTGTAATATATATAAGTTTGCTATAAGGTTTCTCTCCCATAGGGAAACCTTTGGGGAGAAAAAATGCAGTGGTTCAAACTTCACAACGACATCATCCACGATCCAAAACTAAAAGTGCTGGCATTTGAAGACCGCTGGCACTTTGTTGCGCTGATGTGTCTTCAGAATGACGGCACACTTGACGAGCCTGAAGACATCTTGCCTGAATTAATAGCCCAGTGCCTTGGAATACACGGCCCAGATCTTGAATCTTTAAAAGAAAGGTTGATAAGAGTCAGGCTTATTGACGATGACTGGCGTCCTCGAAATTGGAACAGAAGACAAGTATCAAGTGATGCCACCAACGCTGAGCGACAGCAAAGATATCGCGAAAAACAAAGGGATAGGAAGCTAAGTAACGGTAGTAACGCCGTTACCGTAACGGATCGACCGTTACCAGAAGAAGAAAGAGAAAAAGAAAAAGAAGTAATTAGTGATCGTGAATTGAGATTCGTTCAATTCTGGAGTCTCTATCCCAAGAAAACTGCTAAGCCAGCAGCGAAAAAAGCCTATAACAAAATCAAATCTAAGGAGCACGTCGATATCTGTGCTCATTTAAAAAAACGAGTGTGGCCAACTGATAGGCAGTTCATTCCTAATCCAGCGACCTTTATTAACAACCGAAGGTGGGAGGATGAGTTAGAGCCGCAAGCAAAAAGGGAGGAGGAACATTATGTTTAAGCCAGATGAAGACTTCATGGATCTTGAATATGCAAATGTCCATGCACTCTCAATCTTAAATGAATTCGGCGGCGAAAAAACAATATTCGCACCAACCGACTTTGAAAAAGATGTTCAAGATCTTAGAGAGCATGGTGTCAATCGTGACGCTTATTTTCCATTTTGGGATAGGTATGGAGATAAGTTTGCTTTACGTCCTAGAGAAGTAACTATTCTATTCGGATCGCGAGGTTCCTATAAATCAACAGTGGCCAATTACCTTGTTGCTGATTACTTCCGAAATGGAATGAAGGTTGGTTATCTCAGCTATGAGATGGATACCCCATACCTCCTATCGATGATGGTAAATCAGCTAGGAAACAACCCAAAACCATCGAACGAATATGTATCAGCCTGCTTAAAAGCCATGAAAGATAAGGTCTTTGTCATCAATTCAATGGTGGATAAGCCAGATTCAGCAATCGCAAAGGTCAAAGCCTTACTTCAGGACGGCGAGACATCGGCTGACGGCACGAAATTCGGCTGTGGTTGCAAGCTCATTGTCCTTGATTGCCTACAGCGAATACACATGCCAATGAACGATATCAATCTAGAGCGATCCTTTGTTGTAGAGCTAACTAATCTAGTAAGACAACACAATGCTCACCTTATTCTTATCCACCATTCCCGCAAAGGATCTCATTCAGATGGAGATAATCCGAAGCCTGTCATAGATGATCTCAAGGGAAGTGGAGGGCTGGCAGACAACGCTCACAACGTCATTGCCTGCTGGAGTAACAAGAAAAAGAAAGACGTTATGTTCTGGATCAATCACTTTGAAAACTCCACCCATCGAGCTGACTGGGATAAGGCTAATGAAATGCATAGTGAGCATGAAGAGTTATTAAAAGAACCCGACATTCGTTTGCTAATTAAAAAACAACGCTTATCAGGATTTGAGGGAACGATAGGGCTATGGAGAAGTGACAACGGCTCTCT